ATGGATTATAGAATGTCCAAGCTCATGAGTGTAAGTTAGCCTTTTTTCAAAAAAACTTAAACCTGTGTTTATATAAATAAATTGAGTCCCCAAAAACTTTTTATAAGCACCTTTAGATACAGATTTTTCATCTAGATAGCATAGTACTATATTTCTTTTCTTAATAATCTCTAGTGGGCTATCATCACCGTAAATTATTTTTAATCGTCTAACTATTTCTTTTATTCTTGCACCTCTAGACAAGATATATCGCCCCTTCTATAATGTATATTTATTTTTTGTCCCTTTTTTTCTTTTGTTCTTCTAGAGCTAAAAGCATACCCATTCTCATTGCTTGTAACATACTATCTATAGCTTCTTGAGTAGCTGGTTCACCGTCAAACATTACAGTACCAGTTGTGAATTTTTCTTTAGCCGCTTCATATATTGCTTCAAATTCTTCATCTGATTTATCAGCTAAAGAGTTATTTTGAATTTCCATTTCGTCAGTTAAACCTAATAGGTAATCTGTAGATACTTTTAGTGCATCTGCTATTTGAACAAGAGCTTGAGCTTTAGGTTCTCTTATATCATTTTCATATCTAGATAAACTACCTTCTGGAATATTAGCCTTTAATGCTAATTCTTTTTGGTTCATGTTCATGTAACGTCTAGCTTTAGATATTCTATATCCTATAGTTTCCAATATAAACCCCTCCTTTGATTTATATTTATTGTGTAACACAGATAAAATCACTTGTAATAATGGTAAATTTCTATGTGTAAAAATATTTTTAAAAAATTTATTTTGTAATAATTTGGTAATAAAATAGTAACATAATATTACAGAAAAGTAAATAAAATTATAAAAAGTGTAATTAAAAATACTAAAATCTTACACTTATTTAAAAATAATTGTAAAAAGTGCAATTGACAATGGTAAAAAATAGTAATATTATGTAATTGTAAAAACGGTAAGAAAAATAAGAATAGCATAAATAAAATAAGTATAAGGGGGAAGGAAATGGAACTTAGGGAACTTAAAGCAAAAAGAATTTTAAATGGATTAACACAAGAGCAACTTGCTAAAAAAATAGGCATAAATACCAAAAGTTACAATATGAAGGAAAACGGTAAAATTAGGTTTTCATTAGATGAAGCTGCTAAGGTAAGTGAGGTTTTAAAGCTTAGCCTAAATGAAGTTAATAATATTTTTTTACAAATAAAGTTACCAAAGGGTAATAAATTTAGGAGGTAGGTATTATGGCTTTATTAAAGAGATTTGAAAATGCTGAGTTTGGTCAATTAAGTGTAATTGTAAAAGACGGCAAAGAATATATGGATGGAATACATGTAGCAACTATGTTAGGGTACTTAAACCCAAGGGATGCAATAGCTAGACATTGTACAGAGGCCGGCGTCGTATTTCACGACACAGGGGTAGTAACTGGTAAAAAAGCTGATGGTAGTGATTCTATAC